CCGCACTGTTGCAGCTCAAGTAAGCAGACAAAGCGGCAAGTCAAAATTAATAGAGACACGCATTGCTTATGAGCTATTACAACCCAAAAGACATGTTGCCTATACAGCTCAAGACCGCAACATGGCTAAGGTTAAATGGGAAGAGCACTTATTAAGTTTTATGATGTCGCCAAAGTTTTCAAAGCGTATTGCCAGGGTTTCAAAGACTAATGGCAATGAAAAGATCTACATGCGCAATGGCTCTACCTATGGCGTTGTAACACCTAATGACAAAGGTGCCAGAGGACTTAGTTTAAATCTAATGGTTATTGATGAAGCACTTACACATCCACTATCTCTAATAGCAAACCTGCAGCCAACACTGGCAACAAAGCGCAATGGTCAGCTTTGGATTATGTCTAATGCAGGCAGACCGGGGGAGTCAGAGCTTTTAGAGCATTACAGAGAGCTAGGACATAGAGAAATAGCAGAGCCAACAAACAAACTAGCTTGGTTTGAGTGGTCACCTATGTCAGATGATTTTGACTATATGGATCAAGATGTCTGGTATCAAGCAATTCCATCTTTGCATGAAGAAAAGGGTGTTTTGCTTGAAGCTGTAAAAGAGGCCTCATTGACTAATAGCCCGGAGATTTTTACAAAAGAGTGGCTTAATGTTTGGCCGGCCAAAGATGCAGTGCAGGTTATTCAAACAGAGCTTTGGGATGCACTAGCTAGGACTGACATAGTTTTAGGAGACCAGGTGGTTTTCGGTGTGGATATATCTAGGGAGCGTGACAGAGCTGCCATTGCAGTCAGCGGCAAGGTTTTACATTACACGCCTGTAGAGCTCATTGAGTGTAAAGAGGGCACATCCTGGGTATTGCCTAAATTGATTGAGCTGTGTAAGCGATATAAGACAAAGGTGGTTATAGATACCGGCTCACCTGCAGCCTCACTTATCGCAGAGCTGCAAAAAGAGAATGTAGGGGTGATGGCGATACATCTTAGAGATTATGCAAGAGCGTGTGGATCTTTTTATGATGCTGTACAAGCCAAAACAATTTGTCACATAGATGACCCAAATCTTAGAGCTGCAATTCTTGGCTCAACTAAAAGACCACTTGGAGACTCATGGGCATGGAATAGACAGAGCACAACAAACATCACGCCACTTGTAGCGGTAACGCTGGCACGCTATGGAGTAGTGACTACAATCGAAGAGAGACCAGTGGCAAGGAGTAAGATGTACTAATGAAATACATATCAACTATTTTACAAGTAGCAGGATCTTTACTGATAGTCTTAGGTGTCGCATCCTTTAGTTTGATTTCTGGAGTATTATTGGGCGGCGTATTTTTAATTTTATTCGGCATTGCTTTAGAGGTTAGAGGTAAATAATGCTTGGCAAGCTACTCAAGAGACAGATACAACCCGGCCTTGTTTATACATCTAGTGGTTATGTGGACTCTCTTGGTAGAGTCGGTAGATTTTTTGAAGGCAACTACGCAGGCACCTATGTAGATGGTCGCACTGCACTTGGCATACCTGCAATCTTTAGAGGTATCTCTTTAATTGCAGATGCAATAGGCGCACTTGAGCTTTGTGCATATCGCAATGGCAGAGAAGTAATACCTAAACCAAACATCTTGGCTAGACCTAATCCAACAGAGACAAGAATGGAAACTATTGCAGCTATGGCTGCAGGTTTATTGATGGATGGTAATTACATTGCAGTGCTGGGTGAGCCAGGTGCTAATGGTTATCCAGACAGTCTTTATCCAGTCGCTCCTGACCGGGTGCAAGTGTCAAGAGACAAAGGTAAAATTGTTTATCGCATTGATGAAAAGGTTTATGACCGATCAGAGATATTTCACATCAAAAATTTTACAATGCCCGGTGATCTTGTTGGTAGAGGCATCTTAGCTGTTGCAAAACAATCATTAGGTAAAGAGATTGCTATAAATGAATATGCAGCTAGATATTTTGATGGCGGCGTAAATCCTACAGCTGTTATTAAATCAGCCAACCCAGATTTAACAAGTGAAGAGGCAGATGCTCTAAAGTCTGCATGGATGTCAATGTACTCATCACGCAATAGATCACCGGTAGTAATGAACGCATCAACAGACTTTGAGGTTTTAAGTAGTAATGCAGCTGAGAGTCAATTGGTTGAGGCACAAACAGCCGGTCTAACCGAAGCGGCTAACATTCTCGGATTGCCTGCATATTACTTAGGCGCACCTAATAGCAGCCGTACTTATAGCAATGTTGAACAAGAAAACTTACAGCTTATCAAATTCTCCATACAACCAATAGCTGAGAGAATTGAGGCCGCCTTCTCAGATCTGTTAGTGCGTGGACAAAACGCCAAGTTTAAGTATGAGTCAATGCTCAAGACAGATACAGCTAGTAGATATGCAGCTTACGCAACCGCCTTGTCAAGTGGATTTTTAACTGTTGATGAAGTGCGTGATAGAGAAAATCTTGAGTCTATGGATTATGAAGAGGGCGAGTTTGATGATGAAGTAGATGCAAGCTCACAAGTACAAGAGGTGATAGATGAACAATGATATAGAAAATAGACAATACTCAGTAGAGTTACAACTACGCCTTGCCAATGGTGATGGTCGCACAATCTTTGGTATAGCAGTGCCCTACAATAAAGAGCAGCGCATAAATGGCACCTTGACTGAGATATTCAGAAAAGGTGTTTTCGCCGAAGTTATCAGAGCTCCACACCGGGTCAAGCTTTTGAGAGGTCATGGAGAAAATAATGTGTTGGGTAGAGCGACACTATTAAAAGAGACAGATGAAGGACTTTATGCTGAGTTTAGAATTTCCAAAACTAGAGAGGGTGATGAAGCTCTTGAGCTAGTAAAAGATGGAGCTTTAGATCAGCTCTCTATTGGTTTTATGCCAATTAAAAACCGCAAAAGACCAGATGGCGTTATGGAGCGCATCAAGGCACATTTAGCAGAGGTCTCACTTGTTACCTTTGGAGCTTATGGAGATCTAGCTGCTATATCTGGAGTGCGTGAGGGTGCACCAATGATGACACCTAGATTAGATGAAGCAAAGAAAATTTTAAATGCCATACAGCGTAGTAAATAATCATCCGGACTGCGAAGGTTACGCCACAAAACCGAAGCTCAAGCCAATGAACAATTAACAGCTATAAATATTTCAGAGTTTGGCACAAGAGAGTTACCAGAAAACTATAGACCGGCAACTAGCGAAGATGTGCCAGAGGGTCGCAATTGCGCAAACTGTTATTTTTATGAGGCAGGTTATTGTGATTTGTGGGATGCTAATGTCAAAGATAATTATTATTGCAACAGATGGGCGGCTCAAAATGAAGCTAGAGCCGAAAGCTATACACCAACGGCAGCTATGAGGGCAGAGGCACAAAGGGGTCTTGATTGGCGTAAAGAGTTTGGCAGAGGTGGCACTGAGGTAGGTATTGCTAGGGGTCGGGATATTGCCGGCGGTAAAGATCTGCCTTTAGAAACAGTCAATCGCATGGTATCTTTTTTTGCAAGACATGAAGTAGATAAACAAGCTGAGGGTTTTAGTCCAGGTGAAGAGGGTTATCCATCAAACGGCAGGATTGCCTGGGCTCTATGGGGTGGAGATCCTGGTAAAACTTGGTCAGAAAATATAGCTAACCAAGACAGAGAAGATGATGAAGAGGATGACAAACCTAGATACAACACAGCTGTTTTGATATTACAAAATTTAAAAAAACAGATATAATATAAATCGTAGAACACCTAACCCTGCATTGCAGCGTGTTACACCTTCTCAAACAAACCAAACTAATTTATAGGAGAAAAATGTCTAATACATTTCTAGCCTCTCTGCGTGAGAAGCGTGAAACAAAGACTGCTCTTATTTCATCAACAGTAGAGCGTGCGGCTGAAGAAGCCCGGGATCTATCAGAGGTTGAACTTGCCAATGTAGAGGCACTTAACCTTGAAGTAAAAAAGTTAGATGAAAGAATTGAGCAGATGTCCGATATTGAAATCCGCAATCAAAAGGCAGCTGAATTAGCAGCCAAAGTTGATGCGAATGTAGAGCCAAAGAAAGAGTCAAGAGCCGGTGGGTTCAGCGTGGTAAGCGAAGAGCTTACATACTCAACACGCTCTGGCAATGACTTTATGACAGATGCACTCAAGTCCCATTTTAAAACAGATGGTGATGCATTAGAGCGCATCCAACGCCATCAAAGAGAGATGGCTGTTGAAAAGCGTGCAGTGTCAACATCAAGCTTTGCAGGCTTAGTAGTGCCTCAATACCTTGTTGATCTATATGCGCCACTAGCTAGAGCTGGTCGCCCATTTGCAGATGCAGCTCGCAAACACACTTTACCTAACCAAGGCATGAGTGTTGTATTGTCTAAGATTTCAACCGGTAATACAGTTGCTTATCAGACATCACAAAACACAGCTGCAGTCTCACAAGACATGTCAGATACAACATTGACAGTGGATGTAAATACAATCTCTGGTCAAGCCTCAGTATCAAAGCAAGCCTTACTGCGTGGATACAACATTGAGTCAATTGTTCTAGGTGATTTAATCAGAGCCTATAACACAAAGCTTGATGATGCGATCCTTAACGGCAGCGGATCTAATGGACAGCCTCTAGGTCTCAAGACAATGACAAGCGGTATTTTGGTAACTTACACAGCTACCACAGGTACAGTGTCAGGTCTATATCCAAAGCTTGCAGATGCGATCCAACAAATTCAAAGCAATATCTTTGTAAATCCAAACGCAATCATCATGCACCCACGCCGTCTAGGATTTTTCCTATCAGGCATTGATGGACAAAACAGGCCATTGGTTGTACCAAACGCCTATAACCCAGTTAATGCAATGGGTACTGGCAATGGAACACCTGCGTATGGTGCAAGTGGATATTCAATACTTGGCTTGCCAATTATTGTTGATGCCAATATTGCGACAAATGTCGGCGCATCTACAAACCAAGACACAATCTTTGTTGTAGATCTAAATGAGTGTCACTTGTTTGAAGAGACAAATGCACCTACTTATGTCACATTTGAAGAGCCAAACGGCAAGGTAGCAATTAACATTGTGCTATTCGGAATGTCAGCATTTACAGCTGAGCGTTATCCAAAAGCAATTGCACAAATTAACGGCTAACAAATGGATATGCGACACTGGCAGGCATAAAGGCTTACCTGTCTATTTCAGATACTACAGATGACAGCCTACTTGAGACTTTAGTGGAGTCATCTTCTCGCTCTATTGACAAGATTGCTAATCGTAGATTTTATGCAGATGCCGCAGCTACAACACGCCTTTATAGAGCTTACTCAGACATCTTTGTTTATACAGATGACATTAGTAGTACAGACGGCCTTATAGTAAAAGTAGATGAAGGCGGCAACGGCACCTATACAAAGACCCTAACTTTAAACACACATTTTATTATGGATCCGCTTACAGCTGCAGCACTGGGCAGACCCTTTACACAATTGACAATGGTCTCTAATACTGAGTCATGGCCTATCTTCCCTGGCCTAACACAAAACGGCTTACGCCCGGGCGTACAGGTCACAGCTAAGTTTGGCTGGCCATCTGTACCTAGTGATGTCAATGTTGCCTGTCTTATTCTTACAGCTGATCTATACAAGCGTAAAGATGCTCCAGGTGGAGTATTAGGTCTTGGCGATCTAGGAGTGATCCGCATGTCTCCAGTAGGCAGAGATGTATCTCAAATGGTTAGAGCTTATCAAAAGATTGCAATAGCCTAAATGGTACCTAGTACAGTTAGAACAAATTTAAAGACAGCTCTTACAGCGATTACAGGCTTAAGGGTTTTGGATTATGTGCCAGACTCTACAAATGTACCAACGAATAATGCTTTTGCAGTTATCGGCCAATTGTCTATGAATTATGATTACACATTGAATAGAGGTTTTGATTTTGCCACTTGCAACATAATTGTGATGGTTGGCAGAATGAGTGAGAAAGATGGGCAATCAAGATTGGATGGGCTACTCAGCTCATCCGGTTCAACCTCAATTAAAGCCGCTGTTGAGGCTGATAAAACACTAAGCGGTGCAGTGCAAACTTTAAGAGTTGTGTCTGCATCTCCAGGCACAATAACATCCGCTAGTATTGACTACCTAAGTTATCAGTACGCAGTAGAGTTGATAGGTTAGCGAAAGGAAAAATATGGCCATATTTATGGGTAATAAAGTAGCTGTCATTGTAGGTACCTCAACCATATCTTCATTTGTCAGCACTGTAAGCTTAAACAGAGAAGTTGAGGCAGTAACTATTACTGCCATGAATGACACAGTACAAAATATGATAGGTGGAGTTGAAGTCTCATCTGTCAATTTAGAACTGTTCAACGATTTTGCGGCAGCCTCAGTGAACAGTCTTTTTGAAGATGCAATTGGTTCAAAACTGGCAATCAAATTGATACCAGTTACCGGTACTGTTACAGCTACAAATCCTAGTTACAGCATGTCATGTTTGATCACGCAATGGACACCCATTTCAGGATCAACAGACGGCGCAGCTACGGCAAGTGTGACTTTTCCAGTTACAGCTTTAACAAAAGCAACAAGCTAAAAAGAAAAGGTGGGACATGCACAAGATTGAAATAACAAAGAAAGACGGCAACAAAGTTACTTATGAACTTACGCCATCTGTCAAG